ACAAATATAAGGCATTTTACGATAAGATCAAAGCATTATTTTTTATTTTTTGTAATTTCTTATCTACCAAAGTCTTGACTGCGTTTTCATGTATCAAGTATTTCACTGTTTTGCTGTTCTCTTTACGAACAGGACGAACAAGAGACTGATCAACTACTGGTTTCTCAAATAGTTTGTAAGATTGGTATTTTCTGGTTCTACCATTTACCAATTTACGAACATACTGAAACGAACAACCGAGAATCTTTGCAACTTCCGGGACTGTATAAAACTTTCCTTCTGGTGTTTCAATCATTTCTTTCTCCTCGTTGTCTTTGTTGGTTTGATAGTTTTTGTCTTGGTTGCCTTGGTTGTCTTTGCCTTGGCAGGTTTCTTCTCGGCTTTCTTGGCCGGTTTTGTTTTACGCATTTTTTTTACAATTTCGGTTGAAATTTTATCGTCAAGTGTTTCTTTCTTTTTACGCGGTTTGTTCACAACAACCTTGATTTCAGTTGGTGGCAATGTTCCACGCAATGATGATTGTTCTTCGCCCTTATGAAACACACGACCATCTTCGTGCACAAATTCCTTAAAAAACTTCCAGCCACGAGGAAAACCAGTAGCAACATTTTTCTCATTCAGTTGTGGACCTGGAATCTTTGATGCAACACATTTCCAACAAACAGCAGAGACAATGTTTTCCATTACACGAATTTTCTCGTTACAGTTACGGCCGGAATACCATTTACTCATAGTATCGCCACCTTCACAAGTTACTGTTTTCATCTTGATAGCTTCGTGTCTTTTTGCTCGTTTCAATTCTATTTTCTTTTTCATATTGATTTCCAAAGTTATTGATTAAGTTATTTACCGAATTACTGAATTGGTTATTCAATAATCATTCCACCATTTTCGGGTGACCATTTACCTATGTATGTCCACTGGTGAGAATTTACCCATGTTTGACCATTGAGATACCATTGCCAGTTTTTCTGATTGATACGGACACCGGGAACACCATTAAGTCTCTCTCTGGTTGTCTTTGTTTCCCACCCGGCAGAACGGATGAAAACATTTCCATCGGTATCAATTTGAGCGATAGGGTTATTGTGAAGATATAGGGTATCGCCGTCTGTATGGGTATTGTCTCTACGGAATTTCTTACGCATAAGCCAATTTGAAACGGCTAATCTTGTTACTTGTCTCATGGTTGTTTCCTCAAAATAGTGGTTGTTATCAGTTTATACTACAAATATAAGGCATTTTTTTGTAAGATCAAAGCATTATTTTTATCATAATTTACTTTCATCCCATTTTTGATAGTGTCCTGGTTGGACAAAACTTTCCATAAAGTCTTGGAATGTTTGGCCATCTTTGCCAAATTTCCATGCCTTCTGTAATTGCATATTTTCTACATCAACAGTAATTGAAAGCAACATTTCAATCTTTTTGAATTGTTTTTCAGTCAATTCATTTTGTAATTCTTGTCTCAATCTACGAGCGGCTGGCATAGTGTGTTTCATAATTTTATCCTAATTGGTTGTTTCTAAACTTACTCTACAAATATACGGACTATTTTTGTAAGATCAAAGCATTATTTTTTATTTTTATCACTTTTTTATATGTCCGTTGGTTGTTCATCATCTTACATTACAAATATAACACATTTTTTGTTAAGATCAAAGCACTTTTTGAAATAATTTTGAAAATTTGTTTATATTTGTGTTGGTTGTCATCATTTTATACTACAAATATAAGACATTTTTTTGTAAGATCAAAGCATTATTTTCAAAAAAAGTAAAAAAAATATAACTCATTGGTTTGTAAGGAGTTAAGTTTAATTGATATAACTGTATAAAAATCAAGGACTTACATCAAAAATGACATAAATCCTTGAAAAATATAGACTTAAATAGATTTTACTGAATGTTCATCATTTTATCTGGTCTTTTTACAATATCAACATTCCCAAATTCATCATCGAACATCACATTCTCACTATCCCATGAAATTATTTGGTCTGAATTTAGACAGCCGTATCTTTGAAAATATGAATCATATTCTTCAAATAGATTTTCAATATCTTCAAAAGTAAAATTGTTATCAAATTCTGGTATAAAGTTATTCACCCAAAGATCATTTTCTTTGTTTGCAAACTTGGTGAGATATTCACTCTTTTCTTCATCCGAATTTATTTTAGTTAAAACCCATTCAAATATATTTTCTCGATAGACTTCCATTTGAATATAGTTGTCTTTCAATTCCAATAAATCTTTGGATTTAATTACGGAATCAAATGATTTTGAGAAATCATTTACCAAATTTTCGTAATGATTATTGCTCATTGATGTAGTCCACAATTTTTGATTCAGAAATAGTTTTTACTTCAAATGGTTCTGTACTATTTTTCAAGAACTTGTTCACTTGAACTTCTGCATCTGTGACTGAAACTGCATCAACCAGATATGTTCTGTTGTGCCTTTTTACTTTACCTTGTTCGTTTGTGATTTCAAACTGAACTTTTGCGAGGTAGAACGCCATAACAATTCCTTTGGAAATGTGAGTTAAAATGTTTATATTTGATACTAACATAATGAATTGTTGCGAAACAAGCAAGCACTTTTTGAAATTTTTTTTACTAATTATTTATTTGAAGGGATTTGATGAAACGATTTATTTTATTATTACTATTAGTATCACCGATGCTTTGGGGGAAGGAATGGGTGATAAAGTTGGCAGTCAAAGATGTTCATGTATTTTCGTCAGATACATTACGCCACCCAAGTTGGTATTCTGTAAAGTATAAATTGAGGAACATGATAAATCTATCTTTCTTCACAACAAAGGCGGTTGTTCCACCATTTAAGAATCACGATAAGATTTATCCCAATAATCCATTTAATTGGCCATTTGTATCTATTGATGATCAACATGAATGGGGTGTTCCAAATCTTACACCACATTTACATTTCAGCGGTTTAGGTGAGGTGCCAGCGATATGGTCAAAATACATCTTTGCAGGAACGCCATTACTTCTTAAAGACAGTATACCACAAAAGATACACCGCAACTCATTTACAACTGCCAGACGGCCGAGAACGGTGTTTGGCAGTCATCATAAGGATAGTGTATTTATCTATATCAGTGATGGAATCAGAGTGGTGGATTTACCAAAAAGATTATTGGAATTAGGTTGCCTTGATGCAATCAATATGGATGGCGGTGGTTCCACATTTCTCTATCGTGAAAACAAATATGACTATGTACAAACGCCAATTAAAAAAATGAGGAAATATCCAAATGTTCTTGCTTGGTAGCAATTATTGCTTTGATCATATAGGTAAAATTGTTTATCTTGCTAGTGAACACGGAGAAAGTGTGAACACAGAGAAAATGCTAAGATCTAGATCTAATATAGATCTAATATAATATAGATCTATAGATCTAATAGATAATAGAATAAAAAAATGCTTGCTTTATATTTATATTTTCTGTATCTTTGAATGATACTAAAATTTCGTTCTTTGAAAACATGGTCGGTATGTGTTTCAACCATATCGTTGGCAACAACGGAATGGTTCGTTAAATATATTATCCAATAATGAGGAAAGGAATATGACTAACAAATGTAAACGGGTTATAGCATTATTCTTAATTGGCTTTTGTTTTCCATTGGTAGCAATGACTACCACAGTTAATAGAAGTGTTGAAACTAAATCATCAACAATGAAGAATGTGTTATATTCATCTATCGTTTGGGTTGAGTCTAAAGGCAATGCAACCGCACGATCAAAGGATGGTTCACTTGGAATAGCTCAAATTTTACCGGTAATGGTGAAGGAAGTGAACCGAATCTGTAAAATAAAAGGTATCAATAAAACTTTTACTTTACAAGATAGGCTAAATCCTGAAAAATCTGAACAAATGTTTTGGATTTTTCAGAATTTCTACAATCCCAACATTAACTGGGAAACCATCACAATGAGTGATATGGAAATCATTGCACGGAAGTGGAATGGCGGTCCTAATGGACACAAAAAGGGTGCTACAAGGCACTATTGGAATAAAGTTTCAAAAATGGTCTACAAGGACCTTAAAATAAGGGGATTTATCACTGGTTAATACCTGTTGATATACGAGAGATTTTGTCTCAAATATAGTAAACTTTTGAGACATTTTTTACATACCGACCATTTTTCTCTCGTAACATATCTATTTATCTGAAATGAAGTTTACAATTTTGGAGAATTAGGTGGAAATAGTATCATCATTCATACTAGGGTTTGTTGCAATGTGGTTTGCACTTCGTCTTGATTTTATGAAGCCAAGTCACATACATACAAAAGAAACAATGGTTGAAATGGCAAACACATTTGGTACAAACCAAAAAATATGTAAAGAACTGAAAGATTATTCAATCCAACAAATAAAAAATGGAAACTATGAATACATTGAAGTCATAGACACTATAAAAAGGCAGAATAATGACAAAACAAGAACATAAATTAAAATCCATGTTGAATTACTATGAAGTAGATTTGCGTGGAGGAAAAGATGAAAAGATGACCAAGAACGAATTGAATAGATTTCTTGACAACTTTAATCAAATTTATGATTTTTATACACTCGAAGAAATTATGCGTAAAATAAAAGAAAAACGCAAAGAAGAAACAGATGGTGAAGATGAAGATAAAGATTTTATGATGCCACCATCTGAATTACCAAAGTCAGACGAAGATAAATTTGAAGATGAAATGATGAAAAATCCTGAAAATTTCTTCGGTAAAAAAGATTTGAAAGGTAAAGATAAAAACTTTAATGATCCAATTGATACTGATGTAAACAAATTTCTTAAATGGCTAACTATGTTGTTGTATTCGGGTGACCATTCGGTTATTATTACAGAAGATAAAACAGGAATCAATATAAGATTGGTAAAAATAAATAAAGGTAAAAAATAAGTTATGAGTATTACTGAATTAAAAGATACAGTAAGATTAGTTTCGATCACAAATCCATCAGAATTAGTTAGATTCACCGAAGATGGTTCATTCACAACAGTAACACCAGAAGAATTGATTGTTTATATTGCTAGAGTAAGTAATCCAGATAATCAGATGAATATGGAAACTGCTCCAAAATTGATAAACTATTTGATTAAACATAAACATTGGTCTCCATTTGAATTTGTTGATATTACATTTGAGATTGTAACTCGAAGAAGTATTGCAGCTCAGATTCTTCGTCATAAATCTTTTGCTTTCCAAGAATTTTCTCAAAGATATTCAACAGCAACAGAAATACAAAAAATAGAATTGAGAAGACAAGGAAAAACAAATAGACAAAGTTCGGAAGAAGTTGTTCCAGATTTCACATTAGAGCGTGATATTGAACAACATATTGCAAATTCAAAAATGTTATACGATAAATTGATTAAACAAGGAATATCAAGAGAAACAGCTCGTGATGTTCTTCCATTATCAACAGAAACTACTATGTATATGAAAGGTTCTGTTCGTAGTTGGATTCATTATCTGGAACTTCGTTGTTCGTCTGATACACAAAAAGAACATCGTTTGATTGCAGATGGTATAAAATCAATTTTTGTAAATCAATTTCCGAACATTTCGGAAGCATTAAATTGGAAATAATATAGGAATGTATAATATGAAAAAAAATAATGAACATGATAACGAACTGGCTAAAGAGTTAATTTATTGTGGGATTGGACAACACGAATCAGTTTTACATTTTGGTGCCTGTGATAGTGATTTATTTTTACTTGAAACTATTGATGAATTTGGATTGGACATACAATATACTGCAGTAGATACAAAGGAAGAAATTGAAACATTATTTTCTGATTTTCAACCAATGGAAAAAACACACCAATGGATTACTGTTAATGAATCCATGCAAGAATATATTGATAATATAGGCGATGAAAGATACAACTGGACTCTGATAACCGGTGTATTTGATAAACCACTTTATAGTGAAAGACAATATCAATTCATAGATACTGTTATCAGAGAATGTCTAAACTTTTCGGATAATGTTATTTTTACTATAAAAGAACAAACAACATCTGTTTTTAAGTATAGTATGTTGTATCTATTCCAACATTTTAATACACATTCCAAGAAGTTTACTGTAAAAAGACTTACGGAAGGAAAATATATTTTTTGTTTTACAAATTAAGTTAGGAGAAGGTTATGTCTGAACAAATTATTGCAATTTTATTGCAGGCAATTATTCCATTTTTGATTGGTGGCGGTGGAGTTTGGTTATATTATCGTGATAAATTTAGGGAAGTATTGACTGAATTGGAAGATAAAAAACTTATCATCAAAACAATTCATCAACACGCTGACGATATTGAAAGAGAGAACGTTAAGAAGATGGCAAAGGAACACAATGCAAAAGTTGCTAAGGCATCAAAAAAAGAAAAACCAGTTGAGAAACCAAAAAGAAAATATAAAAAACAAAGTGTTTAATTCTTATGATTTATATTTATACAAAGTAGCTATCTTTGATAAACAACACAGGAGAATTTAATGTTCAATGCTATCGTGCAAATTGGTTCACAATACTGGATGAGAGACAATCTTGCCGTCGAAACGTTCCAAGATGGAACACCAATAACGGAAGTAACAAGTTCAGAACAATGGTTGGAATGCATTGCAACCGAAACACCGGCATGGTGTTATTACAACTATGATTCGAGTCTCGAAGAAGAATATGGAAAACTATACAATTACTATGTTGTATCTTCTTCAAAAGAAGTTGCACCTAATGGATGGAGAGTTCCTACTCTTGCCGATTACAACACAGTAATAACATTTTTGGGTGGTGAAAAACTTGCTGGTTTCAAAATGAAAAATACTAAAAATTGGGAAACATTAGACAGAAGTAATCCAAACGGAAATAATCAAAGTGGATATTCTGCAAACCCAAGTGGTTTTATGAAACACACCGGAGAGTTTTGGGATTTTGGTTGGAGTGCAAATTATTGGACTTCAACAACTGCTTCCGCTGATTCTGCTGAGTCAATAAGATTGTATTGGCAAAATAAAAATGCAATAAATATAGATGCATTGAAGAATATGGGGTTGGCAATTAGATTAGTTTATGCAACCGGTTCTTACACTGGAAGTTTTAACAATAACCCTACAATAGATTTTTAATTTGGAGTTTATATGAAAAAGTTTTTATTGTTAGTGATTGTAAGTTTATCAATGGTAGTAATTGGATGTAACGAAAATCCATTACCAACATCAGATACAACTATTTTTGAAAAGAGAACACCAGTTCAAAAAGATACGGTGAAAAGACGTATTCCTATTGAACAAGTATTGCCATGTTTAGGACTAACAAGACAACAAGATAGTGTGATACGATTGATTTTGAGAGAAGAAAAACAATGTAGTATTGAATGTAAAAAAGAATTTCAAGAGTCAATTAAAACACTTCGCCAAGAGTATAATGCAAAAATCGAAAAATATCGCCGTGTTGAAAAAACAGATGAAATCAAAAAAGAAATAGAAATGATTACTTTTCAATTTCGTCAAACACAAAGAGATTTGGAAAAAGAATATAGAGAAAAAATGGCAGTGTGTGTAAAAAATACACATACTGATATTGAAGTTCTTTTGAGAAAAGATCAACTTACACTTTGGAACATTTGGAAGGCAACTGGTAAAGTTCCATGTGATAGAGTTAAACCTTAATCCATGTTCGGAATGGAAAGGGTAAACCCCTAATAGCCCCTACAATTTGTAGGGGTTTTTTTATACAAAGGTTATGTTATGAAAATTTCTGTAAATACACTTCATTGGGATAATGTAGATGACAGAATACTACAATCCCACAAACAAGTTATGAAACACTTTGATATTCCGGTTGAATATCATAATATGAATATAGAACATGGTTTATGGATGAATGCAGTTTGCCGTAATACTGACGCTGATATTTATGTATTTTTTGACATTGACTGTGTTCCACTTAATCGTGAGGTTTATGATGAAGCAATCCACTATGTAACTGAAAACGATAGTTTGTTTGGAAATGCACAAGTGTCAAACCATATACATCCAAAGACTCATGTATTTGCCGCTCCATCATTTTTTGCTATAACAAAATCTTGTTATGAACTTCTTGGCAAACCAACATTCTATCCAACCATTCGTTCAGATGTTGCAGAAGAAGTCAGTCACATTGCAGATGAAATGGGAAAGAGATACCGTTGTTTATACCCAACAAAATTTGATGGAGTTCCGAAGAAAGATGGCGTTTGGAGATTATCAAATTATGGGTATTATGGTATAGGAACACTTTACGAAAATAAAACATATCATCTTTTTGAAAGTAGATGGGGAGACCATATCGAATTGTTCCAAAAAAGATGCCAACAAATTATTGCCAACCAATTTGATACAACCGGTATGTATAATAGCTTATCCGAGTTCTATGGACACAAAGTAAAATAATTTTGATCGTATTCATAAATTTCGTATATTGGTACATTATTCATTAAACATTAACGCCAACCTATGAAACTCGGATATGCCTGCATCAACATGACTTTATCAAAAGATAAAATCACTACCAACCGTTCCATGATTAAAAAAACATTTCTACAAAAAGGTTTAGACTACTGTTCTGAACTTGCATATCTGAATGTTGTTGATATGGAAAAAATTATCAAATGGAATGTCCAAAACGGTATTTATTTATTCCGCACATCTTCTAATGTATTTCCTTGGGGTTCTGAATACGACTTGGAACAACTCAAAGATATTGATAAAATCAAAATTGTTCTTAAAAGAATTGGTGATTATGCAAAAGAACATGGTGTTCGTCTATCATGTCATCCTGGACCTTTCAATGTTCTATGTTCACCAAATTCGGATGTTGTTAAGAATACCATAATTGACTTAGAATTACATGGTAAAGTATTTGACATGATGGGTTTATCACATACACCATACAACAAAATCAATATACATTGTAACGGTGTCTATGGTGACAAGACCGCATCACTTGACCGTTGGTGTCAAAACTTTCAATTATTATCCCATAGTGTTCGTTCAAGACTTACCATTGAGAATGATGATAAAGCAAGTATGTATTCAGTAAAAGATCTTATGAAAATTCATGAATGTTGTGGTATTCCTATTGTATTTGATTATCACCATCACCAATTTTGTACTGGCGATTTGACTGAACAACAGGCACTCGAACTTGCAATATCTACATGGCCAGAAGATATTACACCAGTTGTTCATTATTCATCCTCAAGACTAAAAGAAACCGGTAATCCAAAAGAAAAACCACAAGCCCATGCAGACTACATATTAGAAAAAATTAACACATACGGACATGATATTGATATTATGTTAGAATGTAAAGCAAAAGAACTTGCTCTCAAACGATACCTAACGGAATACGGAATCTAACCCCAAAATCCCAAAAGTTCATATTTATCTGTATGTATTTATGAACAATAATTGGGATATAAATGTCATACAAATTATTCTCTCTGAAAAATCTAATCTGGTTTTGTGCTATCGGATTGGCAGTATTTTCAGGATACTACTCTGTTTACGGTATATCTAAATTATTTTCTGGTGGTTCTTGGTCAATCGTGGGGATGGCCGGAATGTTAGAATTTTCAAAATTAGTGGTTATCACATTCCTACATGACCACTACAAAACTCTCAAAACTGCTTTCAAAGTATATCTGATGTCTTCCGCTGTTATTCTTATGATATTAACATCGGTTGGTGTTTATGGGTATCTAACCAATTCTTATCAAGAAACTGCAAAAGAAATATACGAAACACAAAATAAAATTGCATTGATTGATAAAAAGAAAGAAATCTTCATTGAACAAAAATCACAAATAGACACTCTTGTAAAACAAAAGGGGCAGAGAATATCATCTTACGATCAATTAAGATTGACACAAGAAAATTCTCTGAATAACCAACTGACACAAAAGAAGGGAACAAAGGGTTTACAAAAAAATATCCAATCGGTTGATAATTCTACTCAAACATTAAACAAAGAAATATCGGAACTAAATCAGAAATCTATTGGTTTATCAGATAGTGTTGCTAAATTAGAACAAGAAAAATTAGTTCTTGAAAATTCAACATTTACATCAGAGATAGGACCATTACTTTACTTGAGTAGATTGACTGGTGCTCCTATGGACATAATTGTAAATTGGTTCATACTCGTACTGGTTTCAGTATTTGATCCACTTGCAGTTAGTTTAGTTATTGCGGCAAATCATTTGAGGTACAAAGAATTGGAAAAACAAATTCCACCAGAAGATGACAATTTACCGCCACCATCTAAAAAAGAAAAAGTTACGGAAGATGCTATAGATATTATATTACCACAAGATAAAATAAAATCAACAGTAGAATCTCAAATAACAGATGCAGTTACAGTAGTTAAAAAAACAAAAAATAAAAAAGAAAAAAAACCTTTGGCAGTTAAGGAAGAAAATGTTATATTAGAACAAAATGAAATTGAAAGGGCATTCTATGAAGAACCACCTAGACCTGATTTAGGATATAGGAGAGGAATAACTTTATAGTGATGTCATTGTTATATTCTAACAAGGAGTTCTGTTATGAACGATTTTTATGATGGCGAAGATGTTGTTGAACAAAACCAAGTAGACAATAAATCAAAAGAAAAAGAAAATGATATTCCAGTTCGTTGGAAAGAAGCAACAACTCAAATGGATTATGGAATTGATGTAAATGCATCAACTGTTTTATTATTCGGTGAAATCATGGATGGTTCTTTATATGACATTATCACACGTATTCGTGCAATAATGCACATGAGAACGGAAGAACACAAAAATGATCCAATAAATCTTATCATCAATTCCGATGGTGGTTCTGTTTATGAGGCACTTGGTATCATTGATTATATGCAAAGTCTTGACGTTAAAGTTAATACTATTTGTAGAGGTAGAGCAATGTCTGCTGCTGCTCTTATTCTTTGTGCAGGAACTGGCGCTCGTTTGGCATCCCAATACTCTACTATCATGTTCCATGAGATTAGTTCTGACATATATGGTAAATCCTCCGATATGAAAGCAAATGTTCAACACATGGAAAAATTGGAAGAAATACTTTTGGAAATACTAAAAACAAATTCAAACAAAGATGTGGAATTTTGGAAAAATGTTACTATAAAAGATTATTACATTACACCATCGGATGCATTAAATCTTGGTGTAATAGATGTAATAATTCCTCCAAAACACAAGAGAGGTTAATATGGTAATTACAATAATTGTATTATCAATATCGTTAGCCGTTTCAATATATGTCAATGTCAATCTCACAAAAAAGTTTGAAAAGTTGGATGAAATGGCACAAGAAAGTGTTGATACACTTTTAGAAAATGAAAAGTTTTTAACAGAGTTAAGAAACAGAATACGGTCACAACAATCCTATTTAAGACAATTAGATAGGATTGGTTCGTTTGAGGCAGACGATGAAACTGGATATTTCTTCAAAGAAATGAAAGATATTATGAATGATATTGCTGTTTACTTTGGCGAAAATGCAATAGAGGATGAAAAGAGAAGTATTCTAGAAAACAAAAAACCATCAGATGTTTCATTTCAGAAGGATTATTTCGCATGAAACAAAAACGAAGTCCTAAAAAACCAAATGTTTACTTTACAAAAGAAACAGAAAATGCTATAGTTAGATACAACGAAAGTGAAGATGATATAGAAAGGAATTTACTTTACTCACAAAAAATACATCCTGCATTCTATAAACTTGCAGAGATTATGATTCACAGATTTAAGTTCTACAATTTTGATGTATCACACGAAGATGTAAAACATGAGGTAGTTTCCTTTCTCCACGAAAAGATTACAAAATATAAGGCAGAAAGTGGTAAGGCATTTTCATATTTTTCAATAGTTGCTAAAAATTATTTGATTGCAGAAAATAATAAAAACTATTATCATTTCAAAAGAAGTCAAGATATTCAGGCGATAGATTTAGAAAGAAATGTTGTAAATGAAAAAGTAAGATATGAAATGATAGAGGAAAAATCAGACTTTATAGATCAATTTGTAAAAGTAGTAGAATCTTATTTACCACTAATTTTTACAAAAAACAGAGACATTCAGGTTGCAGATTCAATTTTATATTTGTTTAAGTCCAGAGAAAACATAGAAAATTACAATAAAAAGGCAATCTATATTCTTGTTAGAGAAAGAACTGGTGTTAGTTCACAATATATCACAAACGTTATCAGTAGAATAAAAATAATTTATATGAAATTATATGAAAAATACAGAAATGGCATCGTTATTGATAATTTAACATGGTATGAATTTCAAGATATTATTAACAAATAACATATTTATTGGTATGAATTTTGATCAAGAATTATTCGGAAACAAAAAATTCTCTGATTTATTGAAAGACATTTACGATAATCAGAAGAAAAAAGATCGTCAAATAAATTTACTTATAGCCGACTTAAAACCAATGCTCAATAATATAAGTGATGCTGCTATATTGGTTCCAGCTATAAAAGATTTTATTGAAGTTTCGGTTAAGAACGATGAACATTTAGTCAAACTGGCTGCTGTTGTTCAACGTGCTATGGTAAACAAAAATGAAGAATCTTCTTCGTTCTTGACCGATGAGGAAAAAGAATCTCTATTACAGAGTATTCAAGAAATTCAACAAGAACAAGAGGAAAAAGATGCCGATACAGGATCCACAGCAAATCACGATAAACGGGATAAACTATGAGTTTGTCCCTGCAGTTGTTGAGCGAGTAGATTTTTTTGGTGAAAGTAAAGAAAAACTTTTTAAGGTGTACTGTAAAATAATGGGTGCCCATGGTTCACAGACACCTTATGATATTATTGAAGCAAGGCCGATTGACTCGAATATAAAAAATGTTCCGATCAAAGGCGAACTTGTATTTGTGAGAAAGGGTCCAACCGCATACAACAGTGCAAGAGCAACTGCACAAGAGTATTACTATACTAATCCAATTCCTGTTCAGAGTTCTGTTCATCACAATGGTTTACCAGGCGTTACTGACTTTTTGACAAAACATCAAATTGGGAGTGTTGGTGCTAGAACAAATGCAGAAGTTGGTGTGATGAACAAAGTAAAAAATAGACTTAATGTAAACAAAACAATAGATCCTACTTTTCCAGAAAGACTTGACGTTTACCCATTACAAGTATATTCAGGCGATATACTATTTGAGGGAAGATGGGGACAATCAATACGATTTGGTTCAACGGTTGATGAAAGAAGAAAATACCCACAGGCACCACTTTGGAAAAAAGGTTTAGGACAAACAGGAAATCCAATAACTATAATATCAAACGGAACAAATCCAAAAGGGAAGGCATTCAATCAATTTGTTATTGAAGATCCAGACAACGATGATTCTGGAATATGGCTTACATCAGGACAATATGTAAAATTTACACCTGCATCAAAAACAACACCGTCTATAAGTTCAAAATCAATAGATTTGTTTATGAAAAATCAGTATGGTGGAAATCAAATTTTTCTAACATCTGATAGAATTATTTTTAATGCAAAAAAACAAGAAATTATTGGATTTAGTAAAGAGGGTATTGGATTTTCTTCCGAAAAGGGTATATCACTTGATGGTGCTCAAGTAGTTGAACTTGAATCTAAAAAAATAAGTTTGGGATTAGACGCATTATCACCTGCTCTGTTAGGAGATAGGACTATAAACTGGTTGGCACAATTATGTGATTTACTATCCGATGTGTTAGCCGCTATTGAATCACAAACACATCCAACAGGAACTGGACCATCTGGTGTTCCCATAAATGTTGCACAATTTTCTACAGCAAAAAGTAAATTGAAGGCACATAGGGGGAAATTAGATAAATTACCAAGTAAACTTGTTTTTCTAAATGAAAAGGCAGGAGGTCCATCAGAAGGCGAGAAAGAAAAAGCTAAGAATAAAAAATCAACATCTTACATCGAAGAATATCACAATAGTCAATATGGAGATTCGCCTGATACTTTTGTTGTTGTTCCAGCAGTTCTTGATGATGCAGATATTGGACAACAAATTGGTGAATTGGGTAACATTGCAGAAGTTCAAGTTGATATATTAGAATCAATAGGTAAACCACTATCAGAAGATTTGACATCGGATAGAATTTTTAATAATGCAGAAGGTTCTAATCCCAACGAATCGGATGGTGGCTTATTTGGAAGCACGGGAGGATAATATATGGGTTTTAGTCTAAAACAAAATGATCAAATAAAATTAAATGCAGACGGAAAATCATACACTATTACATTCCGTCAAGGTGAAACAATTAAATTGCCTTTATTTATGACTCTTTCAGGAAAGGAATCTCAAAGATATGATGAATTATTGGCAAATGGAAGATCTGCAAACGATATAATAAAAGATATTTTCAAATTTGAAATTCAAGGTGGTGGAACAACTGCAACTGTTTCTGACATTGGAGAATTAACAGGTGCTTTAATTGGAACTGCAACTTTAATAATAACAAGTAAAAGAGCAGTTGCACCTGAACAAATAAATCTGACAGTAAGTTTAGATGTAAAAACAGATTCATTTTTTGGTCCAGATGGAGTTTTAACACCAGCAATAGATTCTGTTGAAAAATACATATCCGATGCAATGAAAACTATCGGTGGTTATATTGGAACTGGAGCAGATTGGGCAGGAAAACAGATATTTTCAGGATCTCAGTTTGTTCAAGAACAGCTTGGAATTGATTTTAGTAAATTGTCTGATGATGACAAGAAAAAATTAGACGATAGAGATTTGGAAGCAGAAAATGATTTGTTTGCAAAGTTAATTGGATTACCAAGTTCTGATTTTATTCCAATAGTTCTTACCGGAATGAAGATATATCTTGCTTACATAAGTGCACAAAATTTATACATGGAGGCACAAATCATATCATCAATTCGTAGTATTGCAGATTATGACAGATTTCCTTCTGCTAAAAAATTAAGAATAGCAAAAATCTTAAAAACAGAAGTTAAAACACTGGAAAACATTGCAAAAAAAATGAGACAACTGCGAATTATTCCAGATTTGATTGAGAAATTGGTTGTTGGTGACAATCCAGATTATGGTTCATTATTAAGTGGTTTATTACAACATTTTGACGCACCAACATTAGAGGATCTTTCTCCAGATTTGAAGTGTGTTGTTAATGAATTGGTTGTACAAAAATTAGGAATAAATGTTTCAAGACGAGAAAAGAGTGTAAATGAATCCATTGATGTAGAAGAACAAGTAAAATTTAAGCAAATAGGTGTATTTGATGGTGATATGTCACCTGAAAATATAGAGTATGTAAAAAACGCCCAATTAGATTTACTTTTATTATCATTTCTAAACGATTTGAAATTTGAAAATTTGGCAAAAATACCAGCTTTAGATTTTAACGGAAAGGAAATTCCTATATCAATGGGTGGTGGTAACTTTTCACAACTATTTCCAATTTTAGATAAACAACTTGTATTTTATTTAGGAGTTTACAACCTTATACCTAGAATAAATGCGTATGATAATAATGGTGTTTTTTATGGGAAGGTTAGAGATCCATATTCACTTATTCGAGATGACATTACAACAACAGGTATTGATGAATCTACATATCCTTCTTTCGCAAAAGCATATTCAGATATTTTTACATATAAATACAATCCCTTACAAATTAGTTTTATCGAAAGTCAATCTTCACCAAGACAACAAAATCAAGATGGATCTATTAGATCAGCTGGTCGGTTAAATCAATTGAATATAGTAACATCTAGAAATTCTAGATTGGCAGAAGCAAAAACAAGTGAAAATCCAACAAATTCTGGTCCAAAGGGTATAGTATATCCAAATGGAAAAAGATTTGAGGGTTGGGTTGCTACTGCTGATTTATCATTTCAAGGTGAAAGAAATGAAAAGAACGATTTAATTATAGCACTTAGTAAACGTTGGGACTATTTAGTTGAAAGAAATATAATAGTTTCCGATAAAAAAAATACAGGATGGTTAATTTCTCAAATAGGAGCCGATATAGGAGATAAAAATGGAAACTTATCAACAAAAACTTCATTAGTTGCAACAGCTCTTGCAGAACAAATAGAAAAGATGACAAGTAATGTTGATATGGATTCACTAAAAGAACAAATTGCAAGAAATATGCAAAAAGTTATATCTATCAAACAGATAAATTCAAAATGTACAAGACAAAATGTTATAGATATTGTAAAGGGAAATCGTGTAGAAATTGCGCAAATAAAACCAAAATTAGATATTGGGTTATCGCCATTAACGGATTTAATAGGATCTTCAAAAGGTATTAGAGTTAAAATACTTGAAGATGCCTTTGAACTTGGAATTGAAAATAAGTATTATTCCGTAGATTCAAAGGGAAAAGTTGTTTATGTTACTGGTGCTGAAAAATTAACAAATGATGAATATGATAGTTTACTAAAAGAAATAGAGTCTTTAGTTTATCAAGAAGATTTATTAGTGACACAACTTTCTGAACGTGATGGATCATCACCTGAGGAAAGAGTTGTAATAGCAACACTTGAAAAAGAATTGTCAAAAATTCAAAATGATCTTGATAAAAAAAGAAAAGTAAGAGATGCATACAAAGAAAAAATAAATATAGAAGAACGTATAAATACTAATAATGATAAATTAGATGGGTTAAAAAATAAAAGAGAAGATTTATTACAAAAAATTGAAAAAGTAAAAGAAGACATTGAAAAATTAAGAAATGCAAAACCAGAGGAACCATTTTGGACAACAGAAACAATACAACAAGGAATTAAAAATAATAATGATGAATTAAAAAAATTGAATGCAGAATTACAACAGATTGAAAGTGATATATTATTACTACAAGAAGAAAACAAAGAATTGGGATATGAGGAACCATCCGAACCAGAAGATTCTACTGGCGAAACACCATGTCTTGACAAATATCTAAAAATGCAATTTATGGATATTTTTGAAGAAATTGACTATGATAGATTGCCCGAACCTGTTAAAGGATTGATAAATAGTGTTGGTGCCTATGTTGGAATCAGCTCATCAGATATTTCTAAAACTTGGGAGTTAATATCAGTTGGTAAAAATTTATATGATTTGGGTAATCTTGGTCCAGATGCTTGGGATGAAATGTCACCTGAGAATAAAGCATGGTTTGCTAAAAAGTTTGGATTGGATGAAGAATGGGCAGGCGATGCTATAAAATTTGGAGCAGATTTATCGTTATTTGCTCAAGGAAAAAGTGATGGTAATTTTGTAGGTTTACTTGATAGAGGATTTTTAAGATTTAGAGATACATTTTTAGATAAATTTGCACCAGGTGCAAATTCTTGGCGAGATTTTGAAAGATTGGATCCAAAATTACAATCAAGTATAGCAATTTGTTTGGGATTCAAACCAGATGATAAAGGTTCTCATGTTGTTAAAGCACAGAGAATTGTTCGTAGAGCTGCTAATTTTGAAGATGCTATAAAAAAGGCGGTTACAATTAAAAATTCAATAATTGCAAAGAAAGAAGAATTTGATAGGTTTGGTGGCAAAGGTAATCCAGAAATGATTGAAAATTTAAGTAATGATTTGGAATTGACTCCAGATTTATTATCAAATCTCTACAATTCAACGGATGAGATAATAAGAGATCCTTATGCTGATGTCATGGATAACATTCCTGCAGCTCTCGGTGGTGATCCAGGTTGGAGACAGAAAATGAGTGTTCCACCTGCACTCTCTACTGCCCCTCCATCATATTCTGGAAAATCAGTAACATTAGATGTAATTGAACAACCAGGAGTTACACCACCTACTTCCTTGATTGAAAAATTGAAAAAATTGGTTGAAGATAAAGCTATCATATCATCAAACAATCAAGTAGTAATAAATGCAGATGGAAGTGTTGATTGGAATGATAATGTTCAGATAACAGATAAAGCATTAGAAAATGGAAAATTTCCTGTTAAATTTAACTCAATCAAAGGTGATTTTGTATGTAGTAATATAAAATTGAATACATTAGAAAATGCACCAAAAACAGTAAATGGTGTATTTGATTGTTCTGGAAATCAATTATCTTCATTGAAAAATTCACCAGAAGAAGTTTATTCTTTTAATTGTAGTAACAATCCAACATTAACTTCTTTAGAACATATCCCAAGTGTAATAAAAGGTAAAGGTTTTGATGCTACTGTTTTAATTGCAGAATCTAGAGAAACTTTAATAAATTGTTCTAAATGTGCAATAACATCTTTAGACTCATTATCAACTATTAAAACTTTTGGTAAAGGTGGAATCGATTGCTCTAACAACAGAATTACAAGATTTTATTCACAAGGTATTACACCAACAATAACATCGGTAACTAATTTTGATTGTTCTAACAATCAACTCGAAACATTAGAAAGTTCACCAACAATAATAAAAGATTCACTTGGAATTTATGGATCATACAATGCTTCAAACAATAAATTAAAAGAGTTACCAGATGGATTATTTACTGCAATGACTTGTGAAGATTTTAATATAAGTGGAAATGAATTTGTAAACTTATCGTTTATACCAATTCAAGTATTGGGAACAATGGATGTGTCTAAAAATAGAGGAACTGCATTTAATGACGGAGATGCTGGGGTGAGAAGATTTACACCAACTGGAAAAGAAACTACAACATCTAGAAATTGTTCTATAAAAATTTTAATAACTGACACTACAACTTATGGTGAAAACATATATCCATCACAAAATCAATCTTCACCAAAGTCATATCAATATGAATCTAATGGTCAAAAATATACATACATATGGTGTAGTGGTCTTGGCAGATTGGATCAAGGTGAAGCACGAAAAGATGCACGAGAAGGAAAATATGCAGCTGATAGAAATGCAATGTTTTTCAAACCACATCCGTCAGGAGATCCAACACAACGAGATATTTATATTGGTGACGACGTTTGTCCCGGTTCATAAACATATTAGAGCATACTAATGGCAAGAACATTAAATGATGTAGAAAGAGAAAACCCAAATGCCTCTATATCGTTAATATCAAAATTGATAGAATATAGAGCTGATGATTCTAGTTTGAGAAGAACAAGGGTGCAGGCTCAAACTGATAATACTGAAACAATAAGTATACCTGATGGTCAGCCAACTGGATCAACTCAAAATTCTGTAACATCTGCAACATCAACACAAGTTACCGATCCAAACAAAGTTTCTGGAACAATTCCACCTTCAAGTACAGATTCAAATGCAAATACATTTAATGAAAAATTTCTAAAACCTGGCGAAGAACCATCTGGATCGTATAAAATAAATATGAATGATTGGGGTATTGGTCAAGATGCACTTAAAGTAGAAAAGGAAAAGGGCTATCAATTTGGTAAAGAATACGTGTTTATTAAATGTTCCGGAGACAATCCAAATACTGTTGTTGATCAAAGAAAAAAGGCAAGATTGTTTGTAGATCAAATTAAAAATAGTCCGTATATTTTTGATAATGATGGAAAGGATAAACTTGATGATGCTAAAAAAACTTATATTGGTAAATACATAAAAGGACAGTTTACTCCAAATGAGGCAAATCCAAACGAAAATTATGAATATATTGGCGATGATGTTTGTCCGATAGGTGAAGAAGTAAAAAAACCAGCACCGCCATCGAGTGCACCAACAAACATTGTTATTAAAACAGACACAGAAGAAAAAGAACAAGTAAAAGAAAAGGCGGCAGAAACACCACAATCTGCACCTGCTGTTGTTGATAACAGTAATGCAATGACAGAGGAAAAAGAAAAGGAAATAGAACAAGCTGCTTTTCAAAGCACGGCAAAAGGAGAGGGTTGGTTTGTCTTTGATTACATGGAAACCCCACAAATGACTCAAAAAATGATAGACGATTCAGCTTTACTTCAAGGTAAAAAGTATTGGATTGTAAGAAGAAAACCATCAGATGCCACAAATGGTGCACAACAAAATGAAAAAAATCTTGCAGTTGGTCCCGCTTTAGGATCCGTTCCATATTATGTTGGTGCAGATAATAAAAAAATGCAGGAGGAAGCCCCGATTGCTGGTGGTATTCAATCTATGATTGATGTTCCATTATTTTTGAATTTTCCAAGCGTTGGGGTTTGGAATAAGGCAATTCCATATATGGCTTCTGGTGCCGGCGGTAGATGGCCAACTGAACAACTTGCTATAATTCAGAGTCCATCTATTCCTTGGTATAATATGGGAGATTGGGGTATTGGTAATGGATCAAACCCAAGTGACGGCACACCTAGATCATCTTGGAATGAAAATCAATGGTGGTGTGGTGCTGGATCTAGTTATTATACAAAAGCTGGAAAATATACATCACCTCATGGTAGTCCGGTTGGTGTTCCTGCTATTACAGCTCAAATGATGACAAAATGTGCAGCACAATGTTCTAAAATGCATCCTGGAAGAATTTACACCGACGCAAATTGGGATTGGGGATTTTTACAAGTTCCAGTTATTTGGGCTCAATGGGCAAACGGAAACAAAGGTGGAAATGTAGTAAACGGTCCATATCATACATTAAATTCTGATGGTTGGAAAAATGCATATAGTAGTGGTTGGTTGATGCAAAATAGAAAAAATCCAACACCTATTGTAACACCATGGAAGGATAAAGGTGCATTTCCATCTGCAATCAAAGGTGGTGGATCAGCTGCAGTTTTTATAGCTGGTGTTCATTATTCAGGTGGAACATTGACAGATGCAGGCAAGGCATTATGGAGAGTAATGACAACCGGAACAACTTGGGAAGTTGCATTTATTTACAATTTAAGCCATGTTGAAACAGTAATTTGGGCTGATCCAAATAGTGCAACGGGAAGAATGTATGTAATGGCAGGTAATTGTGGACCTACATATGATGATGGTGGTCCAGATGGTTTTACAAATGATGGTGGTAGTTTTGCTGTAAAAGAAATAAATGCATTTAGCAATTTTGGTAACGAACATAATGTTGTTGCTTTTTCAAGATTAAACGGTGGTAATAATAAAGTATCAAAAGGTCTTGGTGCAAAATTTAAGTCTACACCTGCTGTTAAAGACTTCATTTCAAAGGTTAAAGCTGGAACTGATAAAAATTTAATTAAAAATAAACCAAAGGGTTTGAAAACACCATCATATTATGAAGTTTTACAAGACATTTGCCAGCTATAATTGGTTATCGAAGATATTTATTGTAAGTAAGTTTTATACAAAGGTAGCACAATGGAAACAAAGAATTTTTTTAGTAAAATACGTGAGATAATACGAGAGGAAATTGAATATGCTCTTGAAAAAAAATTATCTCAAAAACAAACAAAAAAGGATGATATTTCTACGTTAAATCATGGATTATCGTTGTATAACGAAAGTCAGACGCCTAAAAAAACAGTAAAACCAAAAACTAAAAAAACAGAATTTGGTTCAATTCAAGAACTACTTGCAGAAACAAAAAGAAGTCTTCAAGAAAGTTATGAAATGGAAGATGAATTTCGTTTTACTGCGGATATGGCAGAAGGGTTTGGCCATGAGAGAAACAATAGTGTAATACCACAAGGATATACAAAAGCAGAGATACCATCAGAAGTTATGACCGCATTAACAAGAGATTATTCCGCTCTTATGAAAAAAATTGATGAAAAGAAAGGGAGATGATATGTGAGATCTTTTAGAAGAAAACAACCTGTTCACTATCCTGGATTATCGCCTACTACAAACGATAATATCAAATATATTGGTGTTACATTACCTTTTAACAATCCAAACGGTATATTCAATCAAAGTATAACTAACGTTTCACAAGTTTTATCTAATTTACGTAATCTGTTATTAACCGCAAAAGGTGAACGATATATGTTACCAGAATTTGGAACAGAAATACGGTTGATACTGTTTGAAAATATATCAAGTGAAGAAGGTTTTGTTAATGAAATAAAAAAAGAAATTGCTTCTGCAATAAAAACATGGATGCCTTTTTTGAATATAAATCAGTTGGATGTTGAATTAAATATAACAGAGGATGGTAGAGTAATCGAAACAGACCATGCAGTTGGGATTAAATTGGTTGTTCAAATACAAGGAACAGACATATATTTACCCATTCAAATACTTATATCTACAACAGGTAACTTGACATTAACCGAGGCGATATACAATGGCTAATTTAGTCAATAAAGACATTCGTTATTTATCAAAAGATTTTTCATCATTAAAGCAAAATCTAATTGATTTTACCAAAAATTATTTTCCAAATACATACCAAGATTTCAATGAAGCATCTCCTGGAATGATGTTTTTGGAAATGGCTGCGTATGTTGGTGATGTTCTTTCATACTACACAGATGTAACTTTACAAGAGTCGATGATACATCATGCATCAGAAAGACAAAACATAATAAACATTGCACAGTCATTGGGATATATGCCTAAAAATAAAATTGCATCTAATACAAAACTTGATGTATTTCAAATAGTTCCATCAAAAATGATAAGTGGACAAATAGTTCCTGATTTTGATTATGCATTTGCCATTGAAGATGGAATGATTATTGCAACAACAAATGCATCTGATATTGAATTTAGAACAACGGACTATGTGGATTTTAAGTTTAGTAGTAGTTTTGATCCAACAGAAATTACACCGTATGAAGCCGATGAAAATACCGGTGAAGTATTATTTTGGTTATTGAAAAAACAAGTTAATGTTGTTTCTGGAAAAATACAAACACAAGAATATGATTTCGTAGAACCAAAACCATACGATAAAGTTACATTAGAAGCTCCAACTTTAATTGAAATACTTTATGCAATGGATTCGGATGGAAATAAATGGTATCATGTTCCATTTTTAGCACAAGATACAATTTTTGAACCAACGCCTAACATATCAAGAAATGACAGACAGTTAAGTTATTACAGAGAAGAAACACCATACTTGTTGAAGTTGAGAAAGATTGCAAGAAGATTTACTACAAGACAAAGATCAAATGGTGAGTTTGAAATAATGTTTGGTGCTGGAATATCCGATTTAGATGATGAACTTTTGATTCCAAATCCAGATTTGGTTGGTAATTCATTGCCACAAAATGTTTTTAATAGTTCACCGAATATAGATCCATCAAATTTTTTGTATACAAAAACATATGGTCTTGCACCTAATAATACAAAATTGACTGTATATTATACTACTGGAAATGGTGTATTGGACAATGTTCCTAGTGATGTAATTACTTCAATACGGAACAGAAACATTTTAATAGATGAAAGTGGTTTAGATTCAGTTCTTTTAAGACAAGTATTGGGAAGTCTTGCAGTAACAAACCCACAACCTGCAACCGGTGGTAGAGAGCCAGAAGAAACGAATGAAATTAGACAAAATGCAGTTGCTTCGTTTGCATCACAAAATCGTGCTGTAACAAAAGAGGATTACATAATTCGTGCATACAGTCTTCCATCAAAATATGGTTCTATTGCTAAGGCATACATAACAAAAGATACACAACTTACAAGAGATGCTGTATTTAATAATGAAAGAGTGCAGAATCAACTTGCTCTAAATTTTTATGTATTGGCATACGATGGTACTAATAAACTAATAAATGCAAACAATGCAACAAAAGAAAATTTGAAAACATATCTAAATCACCATAGAATTTTAACAGATGCCATAAACATTCGTGACGCTTATATTATTAACATCGGAATTGAATTTGATGTTATCATTATGCCCGATGAAAATGGAAACAAAGTTTTGTTAAAGTGTATAGATAGATTGAAGCAATACTTTGATATAAAAAGATGGCAAATAAATCAACCTATTATCATAAGTAATGTTTATACAGAATTGGATAAAGTTCCAGGTGTTCAAACAGTTGTTCAAGTAAAATTCAAAAATTTATACGATCAAACATTAGGGTATTCTCCAAATGCTTACAATATAGACCAATCTATAAAAGATGGTATATTGTTTCCGTCATTAGATCCTTCTATCTTTGAAGTAAGATACCCAAATAATGATATAATAGGTAAAGTGAGGGCATTCGGATGATATATTCTATATTTGCACAAAGAGATGCTACCATTTACGAAAAGTCAATAGAGATGAATACTGGTGTGGATTCTTTATTGGAAATTTCACATGAAGCAAATGGATCGGGTTCTTCAATATACAATGCAAGAGTTCTATTGAAATTTGATGTTAGTGAAATAGAAGAAAGAGTAAATGCAGGAAAAATATCACAAAATGCAAAGTATTATCTATCACTTGCAACCGCTGATGTTAGAGAATTGCCACAAGAATATACAGTATACGCATATCCGGTTAGTTCTTCATGGACAAATGGAACCGGTAGATTTGGAAACAACCCAATTACAACAGATGGTGTTTCTTGGAAATTTAGATCATCAAAAACTGTTGGAACAGAATGGGAAATTCCACCTGCAACATCATCATTTGAATGGGATAATTTATCACAAACATGGATTCAAAATGATAATATGTGGGGTGGATCAAACATAGTAGCTGATGTTACATCTTCATATTACACAAATGAAGGTGGAGGAACTTGGTGGGATTATGATAATTTGGAATGTACTCAATCATTTTCATTTCAATCATCCGATATTTACATGGATGTAACCGGTATAGTTAAAAAGTGGATAACCGGTTCTGGTAGATTTGAAAATGATGGATTTATATTAAAATTTAGTGACGAAATAGAATCTTCTGTTGCATTCTTAACAGGACTTAAATTTTTTGGAACTGATAGCAATACCATATATGTTCCAAGACTTAATGTTGTTTGGGATGATTCTGTTTTTGTAACTGGAAGTCTAACACGAGTATCAGACGAAAACTTGAATATAAATGTAAAATTAAAAAAATTCTATGCTGAAACTGAAAAGGCAAAAATTAGAATATATGCTAATCAAAAATATCCACAAAAAAATTACACAACTCAATCATATCATACTATAAATTATTATTTGCCTTCATCTTCTTATTATGAAATTAGAGATGCTCATACTGATGAAGTTATATTGCCATTTGATTATAGTGGTTCAAAAATTAGTTGTGATGGAACAAGTAGTTATTTTAATCTTTGGATGAACTCTTTTCAACCTGAAAGATTTTATAGAGTTGTAATTAAAGTAGAAACAGATGGTGGTGATAGAGTTCAAATTTTTGATAACAATTATTACTTTAAGGTTACAAGATGAGTGGTTTAGTTCGTGATACCGATTCAAATAGAATAATAAGTTATACCGAAGAAAGTTCTATTCTAAATCAAGGAAAAGTAGAAGTTCCTGTTTTAGATGAAAGATTTTTAACTGATAATTTTAGATACATTGTTAAATCTGAATTTAAGTCATTACCAACTGCAATCGAAGCAGAATCTATTATTTTTAGAAAATTGGAAGAATCCGAAAGAACTATATTATTTGAAGCTGGTTTACCTGCAGATTTGAAAGAAGGAATGCAATTAGTAAAAGAAGTTGCAAAAAACCAGTTACTATCAGAATTGACAAATTTGGCACAACAAAATCAAAATTCAGTTGCTGCTCTTCGTAAGAAAATATCTGATTTAGAAACTGCATTAAACAATTCATCCGATTTGATAGAAAATATGGCAAATTCAAACGATAGATTAAATGATTTTATGCAATATGCCGCTAGTGAAAATTCAAGACAGTCTACAAGAATACAGTATCTTGAAAATATAAATAGAGAACTACAAAGACAACAAGAAAACAGTATAGATTTGATGTCTGCTAGAGTTCAAAATCAACAGACATTTGTTTCTGCTTCATTGAGCAACATATATGTTAGAAATCAAGAAGCTTATGATTTATTGAGTAAACAAGTTAGTGAATTAAGAGAAATAGGAAACTTACCAGACCTAAATGGAGTAATTGACGTTAATTACGGTGAAGGTTGATAATAATTTACATTAAAATAAAGTAGTTGTATGCCAAATTTTTTATACAAAAATCTAAATGAGATATTTACAACACGAGATCCAATTCGTGGTGTCCGTGTGTTACAAAACAAACTTGGAAGAAATATAGTTGTTCCAAGATTTGATTCTGTTGTAAATCCTGAAGATCCAACATCACTATCAACTAGTATAGAGTTTCATATATTTTTGCCAAATGGTGCATATGTTGATACTCTTTATTCTGTAAATTATGGGGTTGATATTAGAACGGAAAACAATGAAACATTTAAGTATGTAATTTTAGACGTTCACTCACATCTACAACAGGCAAAAATAATACCAGGTCCATATAAAGTTGTATACAATTTTTTCCGTAATCTCATCGGAAGTAACAATAACGATAGTAGACTGTTTATATCAGACATTTCATTAGACAGAAGGGAATTACAATTATCATTAACAAAACCAACTGATGAGGTTGCTCAAGCAGAGTTAAGTGATTTTGTATTACAGTATTTGAGGGGATCAAAATTTATTTTACCAATAGTTCTTAATTTTGGTGAAAATAATATAATTGATGTAATCAATGTAACATCAAATGGCGAAATAGATACATTTTTTGTTAAACTGTATGAACCACTTCCGGCTGATGTTGATTTATATTATGAATGTTGGTTATCAAGTCAGATAATGAAACCATACATTGATAATGTGTTGATATATCGTGAAGAAGAAAGTTTAATGCCTTCTTACATATCTGGTCCTAATTATGAAGTTGATACTGCACATTGGGTATCAACAGAAACAGATTACAGATCTTGGAATGACTTATTACAAACAAATGTTCAAACTTCACAAGAACTACTAAACAAGTATTTATTGGATTCTGGATCTAATGTAAAATTAAATTTGGATTTTACCGATTTCAAAAATTTTATATTCTATTCGTCTGCGGAAGAAAGAGTAGAAAATTTTTATTACAAGATACAGTTAATTGAAAATTACAATAATCAGTTGGATATATTAAATACCTATACTGGATCACTTGATACAAATAAAACAAATATAAAACTCTTAAAAGATAAAGTTGTATCCGGTTTTGATGACTTTGAAAAGTTTTTATATTACGAAACATCTTCAAGTTTTTATTACACTACACAATCATCTGCTCCTGTTCAACCATTTCCAAAATATGAGGTCACTGGAAGCACATATCATCTCTTAACAAAAGAAGGTAAATTCAATTTACAGAGTATAACTTCCAGTTTAGTTGAAGATTGGTATAACAATATACTTGATATTGCAACAGACTATGATATGTCTAATTACAATTCACTTGATAAGGCAATACCAGAACATATATTTGACAGTAAGGATAATGAACAATTTATCACGTTTGTCAGAATGATTGGACAACATTTTGATATTTTGTATTATTACGCCGATCATATATTGAAGAAAAATTTAAGAGTAGAAAATCCGCGAGATGGTCTTTCACAGGATTTGATTTATGAGGCAACAAAAAATTTAGGTTGGACTTTATCACAAGGATCTACTTCAAAAGAATTGTGGGAATATGCACTTGGATTGAGTGGTAGTGGTGAACCTATTTGGACTGGTAGAACAACTGTTGGTAAGGAATACTCAAAATCAGATGAAGACCGAACAAAAGAAGTTTGGAGACGCATATTTAACAATCTTCCTTACATTTACAAAACAAAGGGAACTGCTAGGGGGGTAAAGGCATTACTTGCGGCATATGGAATACCACAAACTATTTTAACTATCAGAGAATTTGGTGGACCAGATAATGCAGATTTGGGAATCAAACCAAGAGCAGAATGGGAAAAACATACATACTACTTAAATTTTAAGGGTAGTTATCCGCTACCAACAACATCAAGTTATGTTCGTGTTCCTTGGGAGAGGGTAAACAATTCTGATGGAAATTGGCAGTATCCAGATACCCTAACATTTCGTTGGAAAATGGAACCGGAAGATTCGTATTCTTATGTTAATGATCCAGTTCAAACAGTTTTACAAAAAGTTTCTGGTAGTAGATTGGATTGGTTTGTCACCATCCATAAAGACGGAACTGATATTGAAAAGGGTAGTATAAATTTTTATTTGAGCAATGGAACAAATTATGCTACTGCTTCAATAACAAATGAATACCTATACGATGATGTTCCGTTGAACATAATGATTCGTAGAAGTCTTTCGAGTGATGTATCTTCATCGAATCAAAAATATGACTTTATATTAAAAACTGCAAAGTATGGAAAAATTGCAGTTGAAAGAAGTGCGAGTATTATTGTAACCGGAAGTGTAAGTTCAAGTTACAATACGGCTTGGACATCTGATGGACACTTATACATTGGCTCAGGTTCAAACCCACAAACAAATAATATACTTTCGGGTTCCATATTTGAATTGAGATATTGGACAAGACAATTAAATTCTGCATCATTTGATAATCATGTAATTGCGGCAAGAGCATATAACGGAAACACCGCAACATCTTCTTATTATGACTTACAAGGACAATGGAAGTTTTGGCAAAAGTTTGATACTGCATTAACAACAAGTTTGTTTAGTTCACATCCAAATCAAACAAAAAATACATTTTATAGTTCATCCAAGAATGCATATTTGTTTGGATTCAATTCAAGTTCTTTTGAATCTATAACAGAAACATACAATATGGAAATTGCATCGGTTGGAATTGACACACCATTTTCTGAAAAAGTCCGTATTGATTCTGCATCTTTGTTGGGTCCTTTAACAAAAGATGAATCATATGCATTAACTGCGTTTGACAGATATTCTCAAGATTCAAACAAATTGATGGTTGCATTTTCACCACAACACATAATAAATGAAGACATATATGAAACAATAGGTTCAACTTGGATTGATGATTATTTTGGTGAATACTCAAATGTTAATGCTGAAGAATATACTAGATTAAAATGGTTTTCAAGACAGTATTGGCAAAAATATACAAATAGAAATGATTTTAATGCATACATCAGTTTAATATCACAATTTGATTTTGGTGTATTCGATCAAATCAGACAAATGATTCCTGCACGTGCAAATGAAATTTTAGGATTGGTTATTGAGCCGAATATATTAGAACGATCTAAAGTAAAAATAGGAAAGAACTTTTCAGGAGAACCACCTACTAAATTTGTAAAAGAAGTTAGTGAGTTGTCAAAATTAGGTGTAATTTCAAGTGAACTTAATCAGATAAATGGAACTATATTCATTGGATTCGATGAGGAAATACCAAGTGAATCTGATGAATTTGAAGCCGATGCGATAATAGATACTGTAATGGAAGCCGATACACAAAATCTTGAAGATGATATGGATTTTGTAACAAAATTTATTGTGACGCCACATACACAACTTTTAACATTACCAATAACTGGAAGTATAGGTGCATTGTATGAAGAAAAGAATGCCATAATATCTGCATCTAATAAGTTATTTGAAGGAATAGTTACATCATACAATACAAAAATTTCAAATATACAAAATGTTTATGGTATTTACAATAAACCGCTTGATATAGATTCTGTGGAAATAAAAAGGGATTTTACAAATACTTATTTAAGAAGAAATGTAAAATTTGGAACAAACCAAAATAGTGTAAATTATGGAAAATGGTATTACACCAATAATGCGGTTGAAAAGTCTGAAGCATTATTTGAACAGATAGAAAAATATAAAACTGATAATTATTATAGTGGATTTAAGTTTTATTATAGTGGTGACAATTATGAAAAGTATACATATAGTTCTTTTGAGTATGTTACATCTAGTTTTACAAATCCACACAATTACACTTCTGGAAAAAGAAGACATCAATATGAAGGTTGTAAAAATAGTGGCGGTATAACTTATATTAAAACTATTGCAATATACAATTCTTATGATGAACAATCGGATTCAAATCCAGTTGTTATTTATGACATACCGAATGAATCTGTTTTGTAATTAAAACAAATTTGGTTGTTTAATGCAAGTATTTTATGATTAGACATATATTTATAGTTAATACTAATAGTTTTTAAGGAGTTTTACAATGGGATATTTAGACAATTCGGTTGTTACAGTTGAGGCAATTCTTACTAAAAAGGGTAGAGAGCTTTTAGCAAAAGGAAACAACGCTTTTAACATAACACAATTTGCTCTTGCTGATGATGAAATTGATTACGATTTATGGAATCAAAATCATCCTTTTGGTGAGGCAAAAATGGGTATAGTTATAGAAAACTTGCCAATCACGGAACCCGTTCCGGATGAAACACAATCAATGAAATATAAGTTGCTTACATTAGATGCCGGTTCTCAAAGTATTCCATATATTGATACTCAAGGAATAACTGCTATTGAGTTTAAGCAAAATGAACTTGGAACAACTGCAACAAAACCTCTACCATTGAAGACAAAACAATGGAAGATTGACGGCATTGATGACGGAAAAACAAATCAAAGTTATACTATTACTTTGTTGGATGGAACATATTTCTTCTTGGAAAAAATTGTAAACGCAAATCAAATGAGTATGTCTGGTAAATCCATTACATATGCTAATCACGTTAGTGCAACAAATTCCGCTGATTTTGCAGTAGGAGTTAAAACTGGTGTTTTTGCTAATCCATCAAATGCAACTACTCTTATTGGAAAGTCTACAAAAATTATTATCACAAACAATACTTACGGTTCACGTTATGTTATACCAGTGACTATTGTATCTGGAACATAATTTAAGTTTAACAAGTTTTAATAAATAATTCGGATAACTATTATGGCAGAAATTAAATACAGTATTGGTTCCTCACTTAAAGGAAAACCAAAAGGTTATGCTTATGGTCTTTGGAATCCAAATACTGCTACATTAAATACATTTTTTACTAGTTCCACACAAACAACTGCTTCACAAGAATACTATTATGAAATATGGGGTTCTGCATCATTGTCATGTAATGATGAAAAAATGTTTTCAGTTGCATATGGTCATATTAGTGGATCTGGTTCATTGAATGTTGGTGGTGATTTGGATGATACACCATCAAGAGCAATTTACTCTCAATATAAATTGTTATGTCTTGATGGAGATGAAGGGACAT